GTTGGTTTTTTAGGTTCTTTTACAACTGTAGTGGGTTTTACACTAGTTGTTTCTACTGTTTGTTTAACAGTTTCTTTTGCTGCTTTTGCAGCTGCTTGTTGTTTTGCCATGATATAATATAATTAGATAATTTTAAAAAAAGTAATAATTACCCTCGCCAATACAACGAGGGTAAAAATTACAGTAATATACTCTTGATTATGTGAACAATACAAAGTTGTTAGCACCTTGTACACACAAACATCTTTCAGACAAGAAGTGAACTTCCATTGCATCCAAAGAAGATGTTGCTGCTCCACCAACAGAACCAGTCAACCAAGATTTCATTCTACGGTCATCAGCTTCTGAAGCTCGGTAACGTACGTGCAAGAAAGGACGTCTGATGTTAGAACCAAGTGATTGGTCATAAACAGTAGAAGTTCCAGCAGGTACAAGAATTCCTTTGATAGCAGAAGAAGAAGCTCCAATTCCACGAGTAGAAATATCGTTTAAGTATTTCCAGTCAGTCTTGTAGAAATCGTAAGATCCTCTACGGAAACCAGAGAAACCAAGGTTCAAAGCCATATCTTCAGAGTTGTTGAATACACCATAAGCAGATCCAGCACCAGTGTTACCACCGTCCAATCCAGCAAGCATATCGTCAAATGCCAAAGCAATTTCACGGTTTACGAACAACATGTTTTCTTCAATAGCTCCTTCTTTGTCAAGTCCTTTAAGGATAGCGTCAAAAGATGCCAAGCTTCCAGCGTATGCGCTGTCTACATTTCCTCTAGTACTAACAGCAGAGAAAAGACCTTCAGTTCCAGAGTCATCACCAATAACAGCTTTCAAAGCAGCGTTAGTAGTTTTTTCTCCTTCAACAACAGCCATTTCAGTGTAGTCTTCGAAACGCAAACGTGCTTCACCTTCACCTTTTAAGTACCACAAGAATCCAGTGTCTCCACCTTCAGTAGTAACCTCAACCCATCCAATTTGAGATGCGTCAGATCCACTTACTTCGTACTTGTCTTTGATGATAACAGGTTTGTTAGAGTGCTGAGTGAAAGAAGGCTCGATAGATACAGCAGTAGTATCAGTTCCTTTTTTGTACTCAGATCCAAATACAAACAACTTAACACCAGAGTTACCAAGTGCTCCTTGCAAGTTTGTGTTTGTGTAACCTAGCAAGTTAGCAGTAGTTCCACCAACAGCGTTAACATAAGCATTTTTAGTTACTGTTCCAGCTGTGTTAGAAACAATTACAGTTTGTCCAACTGCCAATCCGTGAGTTGCAGGAAGACCTGTAATCTGGTTAGTAGTAAGTCCAAGACCAGCATAAGAAATATGCAATCTGTTTTGTTCAGACCAAACAACTTGGTCAGAAGTCATAGGAATTTCAGCTCCTACCATTTTCAAAAATCCACCGATAGTACGGTTTCCGTATCTTTCAACTTCTTTTTCGTAGATTTCAGGAAGGTACTGCTGAGAGAAGTCATTTCCTGCTCCACTTGTAAAGTCGATGTAGTTAGTCGACAATACTGATTTTTTTGCGTAAGGAACTAGTCCTGGCGTGTTTTGTGTAAAACTCATAATTTAGTTTTTTAATGTTTAATTGTTAAATGTTTTTTTTATTCTTAGTTTTGAAGAATCAACACCACTAATTGCTTTAACTTTCATTCCTCCAATGGTAACATCAGTAGGCGCTGTCGACCTTGCCTCTGTGTTAACATTTTTAGAGCTTGCTACTACATCTTTCACTGCATCGGCTTTGCCTTGCTCATAAAAGTGTTTCGCAATAGTATCCGCGTTTTCAGCAGCATAAATAGCTTTGTGATAACCTTTCGTATCCACTACTTCACCTTTGTCATTTAGGAACTTCCCAATTAGGTTATTAATGTTTGATTGGCGATCTGCAACTTTTTCTACATTCTGAATACCATATCTAAATGTTTTTTCACCTAGTTTGAAATCAAAACCTTTGAAATCTTGTGTAAACATTTTTTTAGTAGACTCTTTAAATGCAGAGTGTTGTTGCTCAGCTACTTTTTGATTTTCATTGTAGCGGTTGAAAAAGTCGGAAGCTTTTTGCTGATCTTCGGATAACCCAGGTCTTAACTTAATATCTGAGTAGTACTTGTCCTTTAGACCGTTTAAAAACTTTTTTGCTTCTGCAACTGCTTCTTTTTTTGCGAGTTTCTTTTTGCGGATATCTCGCTCCTCATCTATTTCTTCATCAAAGTCAAACTTGTCTTCCATTAGAAAGTCAATTTCTACATTATCTAAATGAGACTTTGTTTGCTTGTAATATTCTTTTAATAAAACATCTGAATCTACCGTAGAGTAATCAGTATTAAGTCTGATGTAGTCCTGCATAGTTCCACCTGTTTCTTTCATAAAGTCTACTAGCTTTTCTACATTTTCGGGTAGCTCAACTTTATTAGTAGCTTCAATAGTTTTTTCAACAGGTTTTAATTCTTCTTTAGATTCGCTTTGTACTTCGCCTAGAGTTACTACCTCTTCTTCTTTTTCTTCGGTAGAGTCTTCGCTCCCTTCGTTTCCTTCAACCACTTCTTGCAGTCCCACTTCGGGCTGTTCATCTTGAAGCACAGTTTCATCTGTTGTTTGCTCTTGAACGGCATCTGTTTCTTCTGTTTTAGGTTTTGACAAATCAACCTTGATTGTGTTGTCATTAGTACTAAGATCGTTAGCGGGTTTGCTAAGATCAACTTTAATTGTGTCTGACATGATAAGATATTATAAAATTAGTAAATATTTATTACCTAGGTGTAAATTGTTCTAGGCCAAATCCGCCGAGGTTGTCAAACCCTGCTGATTCAAAATTCTTTGGTACAGAATCATTTTTTCTTTGATCAATCAATTCGCTTTGTTGCGTTGCTTGAATTTTTGTTCTTTCGTCTTTTCTATCTTCTTTATATTCTTCGTTACTTTTCTTTGCTCCTGCTTGAGCTTGAGCTAACTGAATATTGTATTGAAACTCAATTTCCATTAACTGACGTTTTATTTCAGCTTCTTGTTGCATTTTTTGAATTTCAAATTGAGACTTAGACTGCTCTACTTGTATTTTTGTTTGAGATAAAGCTTGTTGTTTTTGAACCTCTGCCAAAGCCGCTGCTTCTGATGCTTGAGCGTTTGCTTGCGCTTGTGCCTGAATGTTAGCTTGCTGAGCTGCTCTGTCCGCTTCTTCTTTTTTCTTTCTTCTAAACTTAATAGACTCGTTTGCTAGCTTGATGTTCTTAATTTCACGAATATCAATTGCGTCTTCCAGGTTAATGCCTCCTGACTGCAAAGCAACTTGTATATTTTGTTCTAGTTGCTGCTTAGCTTCTTCATCAGGTTCAAGCTCTAGGAAAATACCGAAGTCGTGCATGTTTAAATCGCTAACCTCTGCAAGTACTTCTGCGTTGTAAACAGAAATACTATTCTCTAATGACTTTCTAGTTAATGGATATTCTAGTAAGTCGGCTACTTTTAAAGAAATGTTTTCACACGTTTTAAGAGTCAAATAAAGACTAGACTGTAATATATGTCTAGTTGCTGTGTTAGAGTTGGCAGCCGCCATCTTTTGCAGCCCTACTAAAGCGTTTTTATCCGGAGTGCTTCCGTCTCTTGCTTCATTAAGTCCCGTTACGTCTCTAATCATTTGCAAGTAGTACTGATAAGTACCAATCAAAGAATTTATTTTCCCTTGACCGGACGAAGATGCTAATTCCTGAACAGGAACTTTTCCTCTGTTTAAATCGCCTTCTTGTGTTAATGATCTACCTACAACACTACCTGTTTGAAAATACATATTCAAAGCTTCAGCTGGGTTGTAAGATGTTCCGTTACCAAGGTCAACTTCCGCTAAACCGTCCATATCTAAGAACACCCCGTCTGGTACTATTCTAGACATTACTTGTTGTAACTTTAAATGAGTAAGTTGAATCATATCTGCAAAACCTGTAATACGGCTAACTAAAGACTCAATTCTACCTTTATACATTCTAGGTGCACACAAAGAGTAGTTCATAGCTACTTTAGTTGTGTCTGCAAATGGCCTGGTCATGTTTTCCGCAAGTTCCCACTTAAGCATTTTATTGTGACCTAAAACTTTTACTCCTGTATATAAAACCTCTATAGTTCTAGATACCTTTTTAAACGTATCATTTTCAGGCGGATTAAAGCTGTCTGTTTTTTCAATAGCTTTTTCTAATCCCTGCTCTGTTTGTTTAATTTTAAAAACTTGGTTCATATAAGTTTTATACTCAAAATAAACCAAAGAGACTTTGTTGTCGTCGTAATTGTTATATCCCGTAGCGTAATCATAAGAGCTAGCCATTTTTTCAATTTCCTTAAGCTCAGAATCACTTAATAGCGGAAACTCTTTTGCTAGTTCTGGTATTGTAACGCTTTTAGCTTCTCCAACATAATATATATCTTCAAAGTTAGGGTCTTCTGTGTAAGAATAAACCACATTAGCAGGGTCTACATAATCAACAACGATACCTTCTGCTTTATTAAAACTGGTTTTTGTTACGCCAATACCTATCGTAGCTAAATCGTAGTTTAATCTTCTTTTAGTTAAAATGTACTTATTACTATCTAGTACATTATTAATAATTTCTTCTTGCGCTATTTCAATGTTTTGCTTGTAGTCAAGCTGCATGTGAAGTGAAAGTTGATTTTCATTTTCAGGTAGCATAGAAGGATCTTCAACATTGTATGTGTCTATCCCTAGTTGACTCATCATTTTATTATTAAACTCACGTGTATTCATGTCAGCTACTATCGCTGAAACATACTCTGTTCGTTTTTTAGAAGACTCAGGATCCTGAGCGTAAGCTTTAATATCGTAATTTTTTTGCGAAATACCGTTGACAACAATGTCTACAAACTTTGGTATAACAGGAACGGGTTTCCAATCTAAATTTAGATAAGATAAATCACCGTTAATAGACAACTCGTCTTTATACTTCTGAACATTTTGTTCACCTCTAGCATATAATCTAAGCTGGTGAAAGTTATTGTAATTAGAAGAAAACCTATTATTAGTAGTTCTGGAACTTCCAAACCACTCATGCTCTATAGCTCTTCCTACTTTTAAACCATACTCGATACTCGCTTTTTCTTCGTCGCTTACGGTTTGAGTTGGAAAAGAACTGTTGTAATTAGTTTCTATCATTTATTTTATTATTTTCGAAGTAAATCCTTTGTTATCATATCTTTTAAAAGGTAAGCTTATAGCTTTTCTTTGTTTTACTGCTACTGGTGTATACCTGTTTTTGTTACACGCCATAATAGCTAAACCAGAACTAATAGAAGCATCGTGCTTTGTTCTGTTGTTTATATTAAACTTAGCCCAATCTTCTAATGTCCTTTGCATATACATATTACCATAACTTTCATTACGGTATCCAACATGCTCTTCAATATACGATTCTATAGCTGAAGCATGCGCTTGTTTTATATCTTCACTGGAGTTAGGTATTCCACCAATTTCTTTTTCTGTAACGGATAGTTTATTCCAAACTTTGTCTGGTCTATTCATACTGAAGCCTCTGTATCCTCTTCTTTTAAAATGATAAAGCAATCTAGGTTTGTTATTTTCAGCCAATATAGGCATACCATAAAATACACAAGCCATCAATACATCTTCAAAAAACATTTCAGCAGTTTGAGGCCTAGCTATATACTCTAAGAAAAAACAATTAGGAGGCGCGTCTTCCATACTAAACTTAGTTAGTCCGTGGAGCGCTCCGTTAGAACCTCTTTTATCTACAGTTCCAGAAATATCGTAACTGTCACAACCAAATGCACCCATGTGTTCATTACCTGGATGCTTTACTCCATTCTTTATTATCACTTGGTTTTGAAGATTATTAGGTGGTACCCAAGATATTTTAAACCTTCCGTCTTTATTAGGGTAAAATATAACCCTAGTATCTTTAATTCCGCCTTCCCATCCAAAACTACCGGTTGTTACAACAGCAGTATTTTTCAGGTCTTCATTGTAATCAATTTGTTCGTATAT